CATCTTCAGTAAGCTGTCTCCTGTTTTTACCGCTCGTTAAATATATGTTGGGACCAGAACGTCCAAACTTTACCTTCACAGGCAGGTGCATTCTTGGTTCGTCCCCCGGATTTACCCCATCTTTGATCTTTACATTCCAACCATCTCTAGCCAACGCATCAGCCATCTCTCTGGTAGGTATGCTCAGAGCAAAGTTTCTGTTGCCCTCAGCATTATACGCTGTCATTTTCCCAGCAAAATTCTTAAATATGATGTGTCCATCGTCTACCATTAATATTCCATTTTCTGCTACTTTAAGTTCCATTGTCTTATTCTCCTTTTGCAAAAAATAAAGAGAGTCTAAGTTTCCTTAGACCCCCTAATTGTTATTTTGTGATTTCTTTTATTAATGCTTTCATAGTTCTTACATATATAATTACGTAATATGGCCATACAAAATATGATATAACCATACCAATAAATGCATCCGCTCTTGACTCGTCATCTTCTTCGCATAATGTCCAAGCACCACTACCAGATACTAATATTAATAGTATAGTAATACCCATAACTACACAGCCAATTAGTAAATACCACTGTATTAAATGTAATATCATAAAATCACCTCCTCATTATAGAGGCTGTAATCTACGCGATACTCTGTTTGAACGGCATATCACCAGTTACTCCTGGTGGAATATACATAAAATCCATAGGTGGATCCGTACATACATATGGATCATCTGAAGCAAACTGCTCAAAATCACCATACTTAGATATTTCTGCTATTGCTGCATCTACCTGTTTTCTGTAGAATGACTTGTCTACAGCATCCTCTTTTCCGAGCTGTCTCACCATCTCAGACTCAAGCCACCTGTAACCAGTCGATCCCGATGCTGCATAATTCTTACCGTTATCCACACGATATAATACACCACCATTCTCGCCAGCCAATATAGGTGTAAACTGACCAACCCTTCCTACAAACTGTAGGTTGTGACCCGGTTCAATATCCTCAGCAAGTTTCTTAGCCTCAGGCTCAAACATTATATCTGATATCTTACCTTTCTTATAGTCACTCTCGAGTTTATCAAGCTGTTTCTCGAGCTCACTCACGTCTGGAAGCTTTTCATTGATATCCAAATATAAAGCGCCCTTGGATACTGAAAATGTCTCGCACATGTCATCAAAGACTATTGGTTCATGGCTGAATAAAGTCTTGAACACATAAGGAACTGCAAACTGCTTACCTGTAGCTGTCCACTCTCCGCCATGCTCCGCATTATCGCCTGGTATATAGCCATACATCTTCTGACAATCCTCTGGAGACTTATATTTTGCAATATATACCGCATCATTCACAAGACACATCTTTTCATATGTAGCCTCATGCTCAAATGTGTATCCATACCTCTTGCCAAAGTCCATAACGAACTTGATAATCTCCGGAGTGGCATCTGGTATCTTGATTGAGTCTGTCTTGATATGAGCAACCTTGAACCCACGCTCCATAACGGCATGCTTGAGATCTATCATGAACAGAGCTCCACGCTTTGCCACTATATTATCAACATTTCTGTTGTCCCTAAATGCATTATCAAAACTTGCGGCTGTCAAACCATAAACTGAATTAATAGCTGTCTTGAGCGCATTTGCTAAGTCTTTATGACTAAGTTCACCATTCTTGACTTTTTCAATATACGGTCTGAGCTTACCATCCATCATCTGGTCAACTTCATCCCATGCCTTATGTTTGATACTTACACGTCCTTCAACAATATCACGGAATGCTCTGGTATATCTGACGCCAAATAAACATTCTGCAATTATTGTATGTGGATGCATTGAAACAATATCAAGCAATGCTACGTTGCCATACATACCAGGAAATCCCTGAGCGAAGCCACCCTCTTTTGGATCTTCTCCTCTGTACATTGACTTGCCAAACTCGTGTGTATAACCTGGGAAATATGGAAGTAAGCTATCCTCTTTGAATGGAGCCTCTGCATGTTGCGGATTATGTGGTGCTGCCATCATCTCCGGACATGTGTCTTTCAGAAATAACAGTACATCTGGCGGAAGCTCTTTCACTGGCTGAGACAAATCTCTATACATGAATTCGCCCTGAGGCTTCCTATCCTTACCAAATATAATTCTTGTAGTCAGTGTATTTGTTGTATCATTAGCAGTCATCTCTGCCAAATCTGCCAGAATCTGTCTTGCCGTCCAGTCTGCCTTCAGATAATAGAACGCTGCCTCCGTGGATATAACATCATTGTCACAGTATTCAGCAACTTTCACCCAAAGTTCTTTTGGCACAGGCTTATCCCATTCTAACCCAAGCTCCTGGTGTTTTATCCTCAGTAATAACTTTCTGAGTTCATCACTTATCTTAGATTTTGGGTCGTGAGCAACCTTTGACATCTCTATCTCGAGCTTCTTCAAACTCTTTTTATTGGTAGACGATGCAAAATCATAAATATCAGTGTATGATATGTTATACGCCTCGCCAAAGAATGCGTTATTATCGTGATTTATTATCCTCTGTGATAATCTGTAGAGCTGCTCGTTGTCATACCCCATCATAATTGCAAACAGAATATGATTATCGTATCGTCTACAGTTAAATCCAATCAGCCTATACCCAGTTATCAATTTCTCAATATCTATAGGCTTTGGGTTGATCATACGAACCATCGAATTTCCTTCACCAGCAATCTTCCAGTTCACCAAGCATAAGTTCGGAAATATCTCTATATCATAAAATGCTATAGGTTTCTCCGTGTCCTCAGTATTTTCAGAAGGTTCATCCGACTTGAATTTCATTTCTTTTACCTGCTTAATACAAAAGTCTGCATTATTTGTACTTGACATGGCAAACGCCAGCACAGCGTCGAACATATCACTTACGTCATAATGCAGACCTTGATTATAAGCATCGTCTAATATTTGTCGTATAAAACAAATACTGGGCTTAGTAGCTGGGTGTATCTCTTTATTGAGATTCCTTTTTATCAGCTGTCTAAGCCCTCGCTCGCTCTTTATTTTATCTTTTCCTACCGTGTTTTTCTCCTCCTTCAAAGGTAATCCAGAGTTAATAGTCGCTATAGGAATATCGTTACACTTGGTAAGCATACGTCTTAATGAACTATTACCCGTAAATACCTTTATTTCAATATCCTCATCATAAATACGACTAAGCATTGAAACGTCCCCATCATAAATATAATGAAGATGTATGCCAGCTCCACTCTTACTAAGTTCTGCATATGTAGCAGGCCACTTACTTGCCGCTTCAAGATTTCTCTCGAAGGATTTTTTACCATCATCTCCTTTTTTATCGAAGTCTATACCTATCAGATTAGTTTTGACATCTTGGACTTTCACGTAATGCAGTTTATGAGTATCGAGCTCTTTCAGTTTAGTTTTACACTTATCCCACGATATCGTCGGAGTTTCGTTACTTGACGCATATTGCGCTGGACAATCTGCGAGTTCATCGTCAAGTAAACTATGTTGTTCTTTAAACCTCAACCATGCAGGAATACTCGTTTCAGCAACTTCCATCTTCTCTGTAGGTTCTTCACGCTCAAAAATATCAGTCCTGAATCCAGTGTAGTAACTTCTTACTCTCGCACCATCGTCAAGTGCTATACGATCTGAATACTCCCTAAAATAGTTCTTGAGTTCCTCTTTGAAACTTCTCTGAGAATATGGATAAGGAACCTTTGCATCGTCGCAATACAACTTGTACATTTCCCACGCCTCTTTGAGTGTTGTACTGTCATGCTTCTTAAATACATGGTATGCACTCAATATAAAGTTGTAGAAATCATTTGACGCTCCCAGCATCGCAACTGGCACATAGTCGTCATATCTTCCTGGATCTGCCAAATATACTTCCTTGCAATGCCAGGCAATAGCCCCAAGCTCAAACTTAACTTTTGCCATCGCCTCTTTGTATTCTTTTTGGCTGAGCTTATCCCCTGATGGAGATACATCTATCAGACGTCTTAACAAACCCGATTTACCATCGGTGATCCTTACTGGTTTGTTTGTACCCATGATAAGAAAACACTTAAAACTGTTTGTATATGTACTTTTGAACTTCTCGTTTACCGTCATCTGCTCATGTGACACCAAACTGTTTATCTTCGTGTTATCCTCAATCCTGGATAGATCGCCGTCATGCTCTATTGCTACAAGCGGATTTGATCTGAACGCCTCCAGAGCAAATACATTCGTAGCAGAACCCAATGCCTTTGAATCAAATACTGAATAATATCCATCAAATAACATCTGAATAATATTCAAAACTGTTGATTTACCTGTTCCGGCGGCACCATATAACACTACAAATTTCTGAATGGTCTTGCTATCACCGGTTATGATAGAACCAATAGCCCATTCAATCTTGCGACGCTCCTCCTCAGAATATAAAGTAGATAATAGCTTATCCCATGATGAATAGTCGCCCGCCTCAAGAGGATACGGCAGTCGTTTACTTGCATAATCCTCTTTTCTGGCGGCATCATTTGAAAATATAAGTTTTTCATCCAACATATGGAACGCATCTCTGGACTGTTTCTGACAATATTTATGAAACTTATCAATCATCCCAGTATCGGCATCCCACATATACATAGGTTTTGCTAAATCTGTAAATCTGTCTCTATTCTCCTCATAATATGTTTTTATTTCCTGATCTATGAGACGGACAACATCTTCTTCATCAGTCGACCAAAGTTTACGTTCTTCGTCCCATATAGCGTAGAAATCCTGACCGCGAATCATGAGATCCTTACTCTTCTTGATGATGAATTTAGGATATATCTCAACCTCGCCACGTTTGGGCGATCTGGTTGCGATAGTCATAAAATCTAACATACTCACCACCCTCTCTTTTCATTATTTGATTCACGATATACTATCAAGAAACCAGCACATCTGTATCCATATTTCCTCACGTCTGAGATCTTCTCGGCAATTTGGAATTGTGAATAATCCGCCCTTGCCATCTCGGTCATATTTTCTGTCGAGAAATGTATCTGTTATCTCGTGTACGAGTAGAACGTTAAAACATCTATCATGCATTCCCTGTAATCCCAGACTGGATATCATCTGCCAGAACCACTGACCTGTACGATTTCCTATCTGTGGATTATCCATGATTGTCCGCTAAC